TCGGATTCCCAAACACGACCTTTTCGTTTTCACTCAGCACATTGACTGTTCCGGGTCCCATTTCGTATTCGTTTGCGCTTGCAGACATATTCGTTTCCGGATTCTCGCCGGGAATCGGTGCAACATCTCCCGCGCCGACTTCGTTGAATGGGATTTCTGCAGGATTGGTGATAGTTTCAATCCATGCAGTAAAGAAGGACTGTACCAGCGCCGCCATCAGTTCTGATTCCGTATACCGTCGAATCTGCAGAAGCGGCTCGATTACCTTGGCCAGATATGGGACACCTCTGTACTGATCCGGCCGTTCCGCATTCATGATGTGCAGGATGTTTGGCAACCCGGTTTTTTCCCCATATGCGGGAACTCTTGTCCACTTGACTTCCTTGTCAGTTAATATTTCAAAGGGATAGGTGTTGCAGATGTAATAAGCTACCACGCGCCCATTTTCATCCACTTCCACACCATCATGGATAAGGTTTCCATTGTCCGCTTTGCCTTCCGTTGCCCCAACCAGGTAACTTCCTGTTCGTACACTATCCGGAGTACTGATGCGGTCAGCCTCAATCAGATGGATACGCAGCGAATAGGGATTCAACGGAGTAGGTTCATACCGCTTGAACAGGGCGAACACATCTCCGCTCATCAGCCAGCTGACCAGCGCCAACTGCTGCAGTTCCGGGAAGTTTGACAGCCCAATGGCATCGCAGTTCTGTTTTTTGTTTGCCCAGAGCCTGAACTCCATTTCCGCTTTTTTCCGCCAGGATGTTGCGGTATCTGGCGTCATTCCCAAAACATCAATATCCGGGCTGGCCTGCATGGTAAGTCCTACACCGACAACCTTCGTGCGGTTTGTGTCGATGGCAGAGGTGGCAACAGGCGCAGCCATATACAACATTCGCGACCGCTGACGTAGCGTCATGTTGTTCATGTCTATGTCCATCAGCGGGGACAGGCTGACAGCCCTAAAACCACGGATAGCACGTTTTACAAGGCTGGCCCCGGCATCACTGTACCCGGATGCCTGCGGACGGCTTCTGTTTCGGTTTCGCATTCTTTTGTTCATATTTACGCCTCCAAATTAAAGGGCGACAGCACCTGAAAGGAGCAAAGATGCTGCCGCTGTGGTAAGCTCCTAAAGAAGCATGTACCCATTACCAGTCCCTGGGAAGGATTCCGAAAGCTTTCCTTGCCTTGCCACCTTCCAACTGGGCTTCCAGTTCGTCCACTTCCTCTTCCATTTTTCTGATTTCATCTGCCAGGTCAGAAATGTCAAACCGTGTCAGCTCCCGGTTATGGATGCGGTAAGACTTTGCACCGCCCTTTACCAGAGCCGTGTAAGCAGCCCGCAATTCTTCCAGCGTTTCCTGACGGAATATTAATCGCTTTTGGATCTCTGTTTTTTTTGTCGCCATATCTTTCACCAATCCTCATAATATTTTGATATGTTGTTCCGCTTTGGTTTGCTCTGCTTTTTCGGCTGTGCCTGGGCAACAGGTGTCTGCTGCGGCACTGCGATTCCCCTTGACATTTTAATTTTGCGTTCGATGGCATCAAGATTCGGATTCATCGCCCGGAATGCGGCCAGCGCATAATTTCGGCAGTCAAGTGCCTCATTGCGTTCATGCCCCGGTATGATTTCCCATTGCCATGGCTGTTTGAGTCCGGCCTTGTAGACCAGGTGTTCTGACAGCAGCCCTTTGAAAAAAGCTGCCCCGTAATCATCACGCTTCGGGAAATGACAATACTTGCTTCCGGGAGTCTGCACCAGCAGGTTGTCCATGATGCTTTGCTTTCCGGAATCAACACCAATCTGATACTGCCAGCAGTTCCCGACGGTTCTTCCTTTAATCACGATACGCATTTTCTTTGGTGGAGCAGTAAAAGGTTTGTCTGGGCCTGGCAAGCCTTTGATGGCAAATACTTTTTTCCCTATACGCCGGTTGCATTCCGTTCGCACGTCCTGCGTGAAGTGACCGCCCTCATCAACAAAGGAAAGGGAAACGCGCAGGCCCAGCCCGTCCGCAAAGTGGAAAACCCTGTCAAAGACTTGTTCGTCCAGCCGTTTCCATGTTTCGCGTTCATCCGGTACGCCCATGATGATTCCTTTTTCAATACCCCACGTTTCGCCAAAATGGCCATGGCCGACAACCTCATATTCCATGCGGTTGTCCTGCGTATCAACGCCAGCTGTCAGACATAAAACTCCTTCCGGCAGTTCCGCGTTGTATTCCTCGCGTCTGGCCATAAGGGAATCTTCATCCTGAATGTCGCCCCGGTCTTCCCAAAGTTCACCGAAGGAAGTGTTATACACAACCTGCAGTTTCTTTGTGTCGCCGATGGCCTTCAGGTATTCCAGTATGATAGACGGCCATGTTGCCCAGGCGGAAACGAAAGCGTTCAACCAAAAAGACCGCACACCGTGTTCGATGGCGGAAGGGTTTTCAGCTTCCCATCTGGCAGGCTGGCGCTTCAATTCCATTTCACTGCCTATGTATCCGCAACCTGGGCAGATGTGATACACGCTCGTTACCTTGTATGTTTTCTTGCCGGCCACGACGTTCATTTCATATTCGTACCGGATATCTGCAAATTTTATCTCGAAGTATTCACCGCAGTGAGGGCAGCGGCTTTTCCAGCGCTCCATGGTGCCCTCGGAGTAGGAAGCCTCTATTGCGCTCCACCCCTTGATGGTCGGTGTACTTACTTCAACAGCCTTCGCGTTATAAAATGTCCGCTGCCGTGCCATGGCCAGCCCCCAAGGATCGCCTTCGTTGCCGGCTGATGTTGCCCAGCGGTCACGTTCGTCACCGAACACATACCTGATCGGCTTTGATGCCAGAGAATGTGCTTCGGTAGAACCGCACATGGTCAGGATGCCGCCGGGGTATGTCTTCTGCAGGATGGTGTTGCCTGTATCCCGGCTTTTCGGGGAGACAACTTTTTCCGCCAGTGTGGGGCAGTCACGTATCATCGGTGCGATACGGAGCTTAGAGTATTCTTTGGCATCAATGGTCGTTGGATGCACAAAAAGAATACTGCCCGGGTCTTCATCTATGATGTACCCGATAGTATTGTTTATGAATTCCGACTTGCCAACCTGTGAAGCGGCCACCATGACAATGCGTCGCACTTTCGGATCTGTAAAAGCATCCATTGGTTCCCGAAGGTATGGCGTCCGGGATGTTCGCCATGGCCCGGGTTCAGCTGACGATTCGGAAGACAGCCTGCGCTTTTTTTCTGCCCACTCGGAAACCGTCAAATCGTCTGGCGGTTTCAAGCCAGTCAGCACTTTGGCCAGTACAGCATTTAGGCGTTTGATATCCTTTTTACGTTGCTCAGCCTTTTTCCGCCGTTCTGCTTCCTTCCGTTCTTTATCAGTCTTCTGTGATGTCATCCTTTTTCTCCCAACGCTGGCGCTCCCTCACACGTTCGGCATATTTATCCGGATCGTAGCGGTAACGCATCATGTCTTCCATCATCAGATGTGTTTCTTTCCGGATGATTTCTGCGGCCTCGGCAGCGTTCGCGGCTTCGGCAACATCAACAGCGATTCGACCAGGCAGGGCAATGAGATGAGAACGCAGCGTGAAAATCAAATCTTCTGTCATGTTTGCCACATCTTCAGAACGATGTAGCTTTCCACGAAGCTCCTCGACTTCTAAACCTGCCTTGATGGCTTTGCTTTGCTTCAGCGAAACTTCCGCGCTTATTCTTTTTTTGTCCTGTTCCTTTTCTTCATCATTCGGCTGATTGTTGGCTTTGGAAAAAATAGTTTGATATCTCTGCACCGAATCAGACAGGTTGAATTTTCCGGAACTGCTTTTTATCAGCTGACCATCTTCAGAAAGCTGGCGGATTCGTCTTGCAGTTATACCCAAAACACAGGCCAATTCTGTAGGAGTAACCTCTGTTTCGGATGTAATTTTCAGTATTTTTTCCATATATTTTTTGCTCCTTTTTTGCTTTACATGCGGAACGGAAATGCCCTGTTTTTCGCATTACTGACTACGCGAAAACTGGGCCTCGCAAGCCATGCTCGGGCTGGGTAGGGGCCGTCACAGTACCTTGGGAGGCTGTGGATAACTCAGTCCGGCCATAAGAAAAGGAGACCTCCTTTCGGAAGTCTCCCGTTCGGTATTCTTTTTACAGCAGGTCTACCAAGATGTCCAACTCATGTTCCAGTCTGTCCAGCTCCTGCCGGATGCATTTCATTCTGAATCCGTTCCGGCATTGCCGTCCTTCTCGTTGCAGTTGGTTGATTTCTTCCTTGCGCCGCTTGATGATGTCCTCGGCGTCTTCGTCCCATTCCATCACTTTGGCGTAGTCCTTTTCGAAGCGTGTCTTTGCTTTTTCCTTCCGTGCTTTCTCATCCCCGTAAAGGATGAAGTTCACATACTCGGTGCGGTTCTCTTCGATGAAGATGACCATATCGTACAAATGCATGTCAAGACCGATGCGTTGTACCATGGTGGTGTCAAGCATGTTAGTCTTGCCCGTGTCCCTTACCTTGAGGATCTGCTCTCTTACTTTATCGTTCATCGCTACACACCTCCTGTCCTGCCATTAACTTGGTATAGACGTTTGTGTAGCGTTCCCGTTCGCTCCCGTCAGAGCCGCACATCGCTTGGAAGAAGTAGGACTTGGCGTCTTTAGCATCTTCCCAAAGTTGCTCCTCTTTGTAGCAAATCGTCCTGACCGGGCGCAGCTTCCGCACCGTGTCAATCAGGTACAGCACGTTCAGGCTTGAGCCGCTGTCCCAATGGACCAGCAGGCTCCCCATGTCATCTACGCCGACGACCGTTCCCCTTGTGCCCGGAGGCGGGGCCTGCTGGTCATCCATGCTGACCAGCTCGACCCGCGTCCCCTTCGGATATTCCTGTTTGAGTTCCTCTACAATTCCCTTGCTTACCGTGATCATCTCATGCCACGCTTTCCGCCGCTTCGGCTTCTTTCTTTTCCGTTGTGCGGAATGCGCTGGAACCTTCCAGTCTCTTGAGCAACTGCTTGCGGGTCTCTTTGTATTCCGTCCCGATGAATCCGAGTCTCAGCAGGAAACACCGGAAGGCGTATTTGTCGTTGGGGACTTCCTTTTCTTTCGCGGTGATCCGCTTCGCGTTTTTGGCCATCCGGCAAATCGCTGTGATGAACCGCATGACCGTCAGGCTTTCGTTTGCGCCGAGCATCCGCTTGAACCAGGGGAAGGCCACCCGGTCTTCCGTGAGGATCACCGTGGGGTCTGCCGCGTCCAGGGCCTTTTTAATCAGGCCGGCTTTGCTGGCCAGAATCTTTTCGAGGTTTTCGATTTGGGCGTCTGTGAAATCTGCTCTCGGCATCGTCAAGGTCCAGGAATCCATCGTCATTTCTTCGGTCGCTTCCTGCTCCGGTTCCGCCGTCTTGGTTTCGGGCATCTCGATTTCAAAACCCCGGTTCTTGAGTTCCGCCGCCAAGGTGTTAATCCCGGCTTCGTCTTCCGTTGTGATGCTGCCATCGCGTTCCACCGTGTAGGCGCCAACCGTGTAGGTGAATCCCGGCGCTCCGTTGTACTTCGCGGCCTGTCCGGTAATCTCGGCGATGGTCTTTACTAAGTTCTTTCTGTCCTTGCCCTGTGCGTTTGTCTTTGCGTTCATCTTCGTGAACCTCCTTTGTTTTTTGGTTAGTGTATATATCACTCTAAACGCACACAAAGTCAAGTTATATTTTGTAATTATTTGATATATTTTTAAAGATTTTTTGAATAAATTCACGGCGGTTCCGAATCTCAAAATCCTGCAAAAGTCAAGTTATTTTTTATAATTTTTTTCAATGAAAAAGGGGCCTTGCGGCCCCATTTTCATTTTTCCTGCTTATGCGCGGCCTTCTATTTCCCGCTGGTGTCTCTGGGAGTTGTCGACAATGTCATCGAACCACCTGTCACCCATGCGGAGCTTGAAAATCGCAAGTTTCCCGATGTCCAAATCGTCCAGCGGGAAGAATAAAAATGACAGGCGCGCTTTGAATGCGTTCCTGCCGGTCAGTCCGTACTGCGTATTGATTTCCTTGCCTTTTGCCGTGAACCATTCCCTGGGCCGTCCGATTTTCTGTTCGGCCAGCATTTTGTTGTAGCCTTCGACCCATTCCGTCAGGTCGCCGCCGGCCCCGGTGATTGTGTAATAGGAGCCGTTGTACGCTTCCTGTAGGTTTACTTTGCGAATGCCGTCCTTGCTTTGTGTGCTTCTCATTTTGTTCAGTCCCCCTTAAATTTTATGGTACTGTATACATCACTCTGAAGGCACATAAAGTCAAGCACTATTTTCAAAATAATATGCGATTCCTGCCAAAACAAAATAGACGCAGGGCAGGGCAACTCCGTTCCCCCACATTTTGTACTCTGCAGAATCGGTGTGCGGATCTTGCAGCCATTTTATGACCTGTTTCCGTGTCTTGGATTTGGTTTTTCCCATCACCCTGCGGTGCGTCTCGAACACTTCTGTCCAGAACTGTATTTCTTCTTCTTTCGGCTCCTGTGTTGCCAGATTGGCGCACCACCAGTCCGGGAATCCCTGGAGCCTGGCGCACTCGGTTGGCGTCAGCCTGCGAACCGCATAATTCACGTTCACGAACGGCGGGTCTTTGTAATCGGTAGCGACCAGCGACCCGGTCTTTTCTTTTGACGCTCTTGTGAAGTGTGAATTCTTGCTGGAACAATAGGTGACCACCGCAATACCGCCGTGGTTGCTTCCCGGCATATTCCCGCCACGGTCTACCGTGCGGCTGGTGTCACTTTCGTAGGCATGGTTTCGCATGTTCACCGTCCCGTCAGATGACTGGCGGATGTCATACGTTTTTACTGTTTCCACGATGGCGATGCCGCCCTGGTTGCAGGTCGGGTTCCCGCCCTGCGCATCCAGCGTCCGGGAGGTCTCGGCTTTGTATATCCCGGCATGGGGATTTGCCGATTTCATCGAATTGCTGTCCTTGGGGCTGATGCCGAACACTTCCTGATGTACCACGAACGGCTGATTATTTCCGCCCGTTCCGTATGTGGACGATACAGTGGGCGCTTTCTCGACAGGGCCGGAAAAGCGATGATCCTGCCCATGGTTCTCGAATACGGCAGCCGGAACAATACCGGCACGTAACGTAGGTGCTTTTTCTTCCTCATATCCTATCGACCTGGCATCTGCTGAATGTTCTGTACAAAATCCTGCCGACCTCATCACCAAAGGCGGGTGCCTCGCTTCGGCCCGTAAGGTTGCCGCTACTTCATGCGTCACATCCATCCTGATGCCGCCCTGGTCGTTCAGGCAGATAGCGCCGCTTGTCTCACCAGTGCGGCCTTGAGTATGGCAGGCAGTTCTTTGCCACGCTCTGAAGCCCTCCGCAGAATACCCAGACACGCCTTCCGA